CACCTTTTTTTGCAGATGCTGCCTTAGCAAACTCTTTTTTCACCCAAGTATACTGGTCTTTTGGGAACCATTCATTGAGTAATTCAAAGTCATAGTAGGATAAAGAAAACTTACCTTTAACTCCATGTAATACATTTGCTAACCTCTCGTGATCTTCACGATCAAAGTCATGGTTGGAGTAATAGTTTTCTGTTTTCCAATATGGTGGATCCAAATAAATGTATGTGGATGGCGAGTCGTATTTCTTAATTACATCAGCAAAGTCCATATTTTCTACTTCTGTAATTTTAAGAAAATGTTCAATCCAATCAGGTTTCATTAATTTATCCCTAAATGTGAGATATTTTGATTTATACTTACCTTTAAGGTCAATAAAACTAGATGTTTCAGGTTTTGACCCACTAAATACTTGAGTAAGAATATAAACATACTTAGCAGCAACTTCATAATCGCCAGGTTTTACGCTGAAATCTTTATTAAAAATTTCAGCCTGAAAGCTTATAAATTGTTCTTTATAGATTGGTGGTGTTGGTTCCAATCCCAACTTTTGACAATCAATTGCGTTAATCGCTTTCAATAGTTCATCTGGATTTTGAACACATTTAAAGAGGTTGTAATTTAGGGGATTAAAGTCGTTGTAAACAACTTTATTTAGGTTGGGAAATTGTTTTAGATCCATGTTATAAAAACACCAGTACATGCCTCCGAAGGTCTCTAAGTAAACCTCCATGTTTTTATCGTAGAAAGGAACAATCCATTTACCTATTCTACTCTTACCACCAATATATGAAATCAAAATTATTATTTTTTTCTGTATTTATTTTTATCTCTGATTATATCAATAACCTCATCAAAGATAATCTTTTTTCTAGTTAAAAACAAGTCTGTGTCAGAATAAAATCCATCGTAAATTCGTTCAATGTCCGACATACCTGCCCAACCAATAAATTTATATCGTTTATTCTTTGGTCCATAAAGTTTATTAACATTAACTCCGAATAGTTTACCCATTCTTTCATTTAAAGTTTCTATAAACTTAACTGAACCCCCAACAATTCTCAAGTCCCCTCGTTTAGAATGATCTCTTTTATCTTCATTAATTCTAATACACCCATCACCATCAAAATATCCTCGTAAAAAATGTCTTTCAATTTTTTCATCAATTTCGGGGTAATATATTGTGTATGTTTTATTTTGGTGTAGTCCAATATTTTTTAAATCATTTATCATTTTTTTACTAGAAAACCCAATTTCACAAATATCTCTATTATTGCTTCTCCATATTTTAACTTCACTATCTAATAAAGATATAAACTTTTTAAGTATATCTTCATCTTTATTATTAATTTTGATGTTTAATTTATATCTATATTCTTTTGGGTTATCAATTAAACATCCGTCCGCAAAAATAAAACCAAGAAAATAAGCTTTTTCAGGAGTATCTATTACCTCAAAATAATTTTCATTAAATTTTTTTCTTTTCATAATGATCCTTTACTAATTCTTGTATAAACTTAGAGATACTAATTTCTTCATTCTTCATTTTATCAAATAAAAATCGATCAATACTAATGCCGTATTTTACCTTTTTATCTTCTTCATCTTTTTTTGGTCTTCCTGGTTTACTCATATTATATAAATATATATAAATATAAAAAAGTGCGTCAAATAATAAATATTATTTTAATATTTATTTTCAACACTTAATTAATTAAATTATAAACATGGAAGAGAAAAAAGCAACAGAAGTAAAATGCGCGACTTGTGATGAAAGTAAGCAAGTTAAAAACACACAATCGTTTGTTTTAATATTTGGTGGAATATTTACCTTTTTTGGTATTTACGGAATTGTTTCATTTATTAAAGATATTATATCTTTATTCTAATTTCTTTTGTGTCTAACAAATTGATTGACAATCAAGTCACCAATTGTTTCTAATTTAAATCCTTTTAATTTTACTCGTAACGGGATAGATGTGTCAACATTTTTAGGAAGTTTCACACTTAAAGACCCTTCAGGATGTGGGATGTTAATTGTACCTTCCTTTAAATCTTCAATTGTTATAAAAGCATTATAGATTAAATTATTACCAATCTTATCAAAATTTTGTTCTGGTTTCAAATCAATTCTAATGATCAAGTCACCATATGTTCCATTTTTAAAGTCCCCCATACTATTCAATCTTAAAAACTGACCATTATCTATACCATGTGGTAAATTAATCTCCACACTTTTCATTTCTGTTGTGGATGAATTACCATTACACACAAAACATTTTTCTTTAAAGTTGAATCCCCTACCTGAACATGAATCACATGCGGTTTGCATTATTTGAACAAACATTCCTGACCCCATTTGTCTAATTACCATTCCTGAACCATTACATCCATTACATGTTATTTTTTCACCACCGGTTCCGTTGCAAGGTTCGCACTTACTTTGTCTACGATATGTTAAATTTTGTTTACCCCCTATAAAAGACGACAAAACACCTATTTGTATTGTTATGTTTGAGGTATGTACTGGTCTTTGTGTTTGAGCTCTTTGGTTAAACATAGATCCAAAAATATCATTCATGTTATTTGACCCCCCAAAAGGATTTCTACGATTTTGATCGTATTGTCTTCTTTTTTCACTATCACCTAACACATCATACGCTTGTGATATTTTTTTAAACTTATCTTCGTTTCCTCCCGCATCAGGATGGTTTTCTTTGGCAAGTTTTCTGTAATTCTTTTTAATTTCGTCTTGAGTGGAATTTTCTACCACTCCTAATACTCCGTATAAGTCTTCGTTATTCATTTATTGTAATTGATTTGTATCTTTTAGTTATGGATTACTTAATAGTTCTATTTAAGAATAAAAAAAGAAAAAAAATAATCAACAAGTTTAAAACACTTGAGAGAGCAAAACTTTTTTATAATCAAAAAATTAAAGAAAGTGAGTTGGTATATTTTGATAAAAAAGTCGAGAATGCAAATGAATGTGATTATGAATTAGGTATTGTCTGTAAGAAAGATGGTAACTTTGAGATGTACTACATTAAGGACCCCTTAGGTAGACAGCTTAAGGTTGATGTGGACGATGATTATAAGATAATAGAGTTGACCCCTTACAATGTTCCTGAAAGTATATATGATGTCACCAATAAGACAAAAATTTTCTTTGAGGAATTTATTAAAAAGTACTTATTAAAAAAATCATTAAAACTTATTTCAAAACTTAATAATAAAGTTGTTGTACAGGACGATGATCGTTTGAATCTATTCTCATTCAAAAATGAATCTGAGTCTCATAGATTTTTAAATTCTTTAAATGTTTATATGATTGATAACGGAAGAATGGATTGTTTAATTGTTTCTGAAACATCTAAAGCTCAGAAAAAATATTTGTATGAAATTTTAAGTGAAATGGGTATTGATAAAAAATTACTCTACAGAACCAGTACCACTTTTAAAGAAAGAAAATAATTTATCTTTAATTGTTTTCTTTTTTGGTTCTTTAATAACAAGTGGTTTAAAGTTTTCATTTATAAAAACATGTTCCGTACCTGAAATATCTATTGAAAACCTGTTATGCGAACGATCTATTTTTCTAAAATTAATTTGTACTTGTTTAAAGTCTTCGTCAATTAATTCATAAACACATATTACTTTTCCATCAGGGAACATAGTTTGTATTGCGTCTGTCACCAAAGCTAAACCTTCAATTATGCTAGTATTACTTTCTTTATTTTCTCCCATAATGTTAATTTTTTCTTTGGTTCAACTATTTGATTGACTTCAAGTTCTTTAATAGACTCAATGAATCGTTTTTTTTCTTTTTCTAAATCCATTTTGTCTTTTTCAATTTCACTCTTCAACCAAGTTATTGCTTGTTCCTCCTTCGTTAAAATCTTCTTCTCCATCATTTAATTGTTGTTCTAATAATTCAAACTTGAGTGTTTGAAGGTTTTCTAAATTCTTACTTTCAAAAATCTTTTTTAGTTCGTCAATTTTTTGTTTTAAAAGTCTTTCTTTCATTTCAATTTCTTTATTATATGAAATGATATTCTTAATGTTTTGGACCGTTTTATCAAGGTTTATTTGATTAAACTCACTAACAAAAGAAAAAAATCTTTTATCTTCATTAACTTTTTGATTTTCCATTATTTTATCTTCATCAACAAACCTTTTTGGTATTTTCCATGTAATTGGAAATTCTATATCAATACTTAAATATGTTTTTAATTTTCTTATTGAGACTAAATAATTAAATATGTCTTTAAATTCGTTATACATAATTTATAGGTATAGTATATAGGTTATTAGGTATGTAAGAAAAAAATAATTGGATATTTTCTCCCAGATCCCATAAGTTATTTTTTGCGGTGCATCACTTATTAGTGATTTAAATATTTTGAAGATTTGATTCAATACATACAAAATAGACAACACAAAAAGGAAAAGAAAAAAAATATCCAACTTTAACATAATTAAATTACTTTTTTCTTTCTTCTAAAATTTCTGTTCTTAACAGTTGAAGCAGATTTTTAAGATCTTGTGAAGATTTTCTAGCTCTTGTACCGGCACTTTTGTTACCTGTGTAAAATTTGTTAACATCAGCACTTAGTTGTTCGGTCAATTCTTTGATTTGTTCAATTGTACTATTCATTTTATTAAAAATTATTGTTTATTACATTTAAATTACATTTTTTATAATTAATGTAAAGTTTATAGTGTGAGATTTTTATCTAAGGTTTTGTAAATATTATAAATTAAATCTAAATCAACTTGAGTAAATGGTTTTTCTCGATTGAATAAGTCGATAAAGAAATTGTCTATTGAATTTGTTATAACATCTTTATTTTGATTGTAGTAAATTTCTTGAAATAAGTTGAAAAAGTATTCTCTGTGTTCCCCTTCAAATTCAAAAGTTATACTTTCTCTTTTGAAATTTTCCAAAATTTTATTCCAACACCACTCAAAATGTTTTAAGTTGTCACCCTCAGTCATTTCAACTTTGGTTTCATTACTATTTTCAGAATTACCTAAATATGTGGATTTAATTAGAAAAAACAAACTAAATGAAAAATCATAATACAATTCCATTTTTTCAGGGATTATATTATTAACTCGAAACCAAATATCAACTTCTTCGGGATCTAAATTCTTAGTTATGTAATTAAAAAAATTATCCATAGCCATCTCTAACTATGAATAATTATAGGACAAGGTATTTTTTTGTAAATTATTGCGTCTTTCTGTTGTATCCCATTAACTGTTGGATTCTGCCAAACTCTTCGTTTAGTTGATTTTCCTGTTTAATGTTTTTACTTTCTTCCAACTTGTTTAAAACACTTTGAGCTGTTTTTTTACCTCTTTTAGACTTAAGTGTACCTCTTTCAGTTTCTTCACCGGCTTGATCAACAGGTTGTGGTTGTCTCTTATAAGAAGCATTCATCTGTTCTTGACCATATAAGTTATCTTTGAAGTTCTTATAGAATCTCTCCCCTACTTCACTTGGTACAACATTACCTAAAGCCTTACCGTCTTTATCAACTTGTGCGTTTCCATTAGTACTACTTCCAACTAATTGACCTTTAATTTTTTCATCATTAGGTTTGATTTCATCATAAACCAAGTTAGTTTGTCCTGGATAAGAAAAAGCTTCAATATATTCATCAACAGCGTCTGATGGGGTATATTTTTTTCTTTTAGCTTTCATTCCACCATTTTCCGTTGGAAATTTTTGAGTTTCTTTCATTTCATACTTAGAAAACTTATCTGAAGATCCTTTTAAATAATCAGTCATTTTTTTAGCGACATTTTTTAAATAATCTTCGTTTTCTTTTTTATCTGCCTTGTGTACTCTTTCGTATTCTGTATAACCCTTTGGTTCTTTAACTGAAAATTTCTTTTTTTCTTCATTTACAATATTTTCAATTAAGTCAATTAAATCTGATTCTGTAAATAATATTGATTCTTTAACATTATATTTTTTACCGTCAACTTCAAATTCATCTTTGTGGTGTTTTTTAGCGTTAGACAAAGCCCCTGTGAAAGCATTACCTTCATCAGTTTCTTCTTTTTCAAAATCAACTTCATAAAGTTGTTCTTCTTCATCTTGTTGTTTTCTTAACATTTTAAAGTCTTCTCCGTCTATCTTTCCGTTTTTGTTTTTATCAATATTTCTTTGTTTTCCGTAAAGTTTTTCGTCTAACTCTTCGTAGTTATTTTCATATTCATTAAATTCCTCATTTTCTTCTAATTCATTCCAATCTGTTTCAATATCTAAATCTTCAAAGTCATTATCTTCATCATCATAGTCTGTAAAATTAAATTCTTCGTAGTCATCGTCATCGTCCTCATCACCTTTAAGAAGTTTTTCAATTTCATCGTTAGTCATTTGGTTTTTAAACTTTGTTTTTCCAAATCTTGGGTGTCCGTCATCCATACCTCCAAGTTCTTGAAGATCAATTTCGTACATATTGCCACATTCTGAACATTCACCTTCGTTCATTTCTCCACCACATGATTCACACATGTTAGATCCTTCCATGTTCTCTTCTTCTTGAACATAATCAAATTCATTATCTTTGTTCAATTTAAGAGTTTTGTTGTAATCAAGTTTGTTCATAAGCGATTCCGCCTTTTCTTCAAGATCTTCTTTTAAGATTTTTCTGAAAGCATTTACTATATAGTTTTTATTACTCATTTTAATTTTTATTAATAAATATCTTTATTTTTGCCTTTTTTTAATCTCGTTGAATATAATCTCTGAAATAAAATCTTTATCCAACTTATAATTGCTCGAGACACTATCTATGGCGTTTTGAACTGAGTCGTTTTCAAATATTTTTAACGCTCTTATATCCCCCTGATTACAGTATGGGAATTTTTTACATTTATCTTTCACTTGTACTCTTTTAGCGCCTGGCATCCATTTAGTCGACGCTCCTTTCCAATTTTTCTTACTTAATGATTTTGCCCAAACGGCAGGTTGATTGTATTGGCCTGAGGAAGAAGATGAGGTCGCTTCTTTTGTTTCAACTTTTTCAGTTTGTTCTCTTATAGTTTTAACATTATTTGTTGTTGCTGATGTGGATCCCGAGTTTGGTCCGGAACTAAATAAAGGTGCCGAATATCCTCCAGCTGAGGCGGCTCCCGTAGTTTCTTTAGTCTCTTCTTTATGTTTTGTATTTGTATCTAATATTGAATTAAAAAAATCATTGAGTTGTTCAGGTTCATTTAAAAATTCTTTTATTTTTTTTCTTTTTTCTCTTACGGAAAATTTAGAACTTTTTATTATCTTATAAATTTCAATAATATCTTTTTTGTCTTTTAAAAATGAAAGATAATGTGTTTTTTCTTCTTCCGATTCTTTTTGTTCACCTTTCTCAATGTTTTTTATAACATTTCTTCTTAAATCTGATTGACCAGAAAGTTTTGATGTTACCGCATTTTTTAACTTATCAATTACATTTTGGTCCATTACACATTTCTGAATTTTTGTTCCCAAAAACCTCTTTGTTGGTACATAACCGTAAAGTATTCTTGAAAGGATTTAGTTATTAATTCTTTTACATCTTTTTTTAAAGTACCTCGAGATAATTCAGAAGAAACTTTGTCTAATAATTTTTTTTCAAATTGTTTAGAACTGTTTGAATCAAAAAAATCTTTTATTTCTTTTTTGATCATTGATTCAATTTCCTTCCTATCTGTTGATGTTAGTGCCATTACTTTATAATTAAAAGGTATGTTAATGGTGCAATTATTACTCCTGATATGATATTAAATAGGGTATTTTTAGTTTTTAATCTTTTATATTCTTTATTTAATCTTTTGTTTTCTTCTTTATATATTTTTACTTTTTCTTCTGTTTGCAAAATTATTTGTCCACTTAAAGAATCTTTTTCAACCCAAGTTTTGTTTGTTTTTTCTAACAAAACTATTTTATTATTAAGTTCTGTAATTTCTTTTTTATCTAAAATTGATAACTCTTTTAATTTATCGTAGTCATTTAGATCAAACAAAATTTTTTGAACAATGTTATAAGGGATACTCATTTGTATTGTATCAACGGATTTTTTAATTTGAGCCTCAGAAATGAAACTAACAAATACAAATGAAATTAAAAATATTATTTGTTTCATATTAAAAATTATATCTACTTCTTAACAGACTATCAATTTTTCTATTGTCTGAATTTTTTATATCTTCTTTTTTTTGCGTGTAGTAATTATTTACCTCTTTTTTTTCAACTTTTATATTTAAGATTTTGTTGTCAATCTCATCTATTTTATGTTGGTAAACCTGAATTGAGTCACTAAGGTTCTTTTGAAGGGTTTTTACTTCATTAATGTGTTTATCAATTTCTTCTAACTTATATTTGTTAAGTTCAGACATGTCAGGTGTTGGTGTAAAAACTCTAACCAACAAATAAACAAAAATCACCCCCAATATTGAGAGTGTGATCGTTGTCCAATTTTTAATAAAAAATTCTTTCATTACATTTCTTGTCTTGATGACACAATCTTACTCCATTTAGATTTAAACTTTTCGTAGTAATTTTGTAATTTATTTATTAATTCTAAATACTCTTCATTAACTTTAACCATTTGACCATTTATATAAATTCCGTGTGGTTCATTAATTGTATAAAAAAATTCTAAATCAAGTTCTACTATTTTTCCTGACCACTCAACATTTTCAGAAAACACATCCATTTTTTCAAACTCAACCAATTCTGCAACCTCAGATCTAAATTCGTCAACACTTTCAGTAAACGCATTTTTTTCGTCAGTCGTTAATTGTAAATCGGAATCTATTTTTCCATGTAATACCAAAACATTGCCTTGAATCTTATATCCTTTTTGTTTATCTTGTTTTTTTCCAACATAATCAGAATCTTTTTTTTCTTGATTAATTGTAACTTCTTTTTCCACAGGTTGTTCTGTAAGTAGGGAATATTTTCCTCTTATTTCATTTTTGGCACTTTCATTCATGTTAGAAAATATTTTTCTTGAATTTTCAACCAATTTTTTTATTTCTTCGTAATTACTCATTTTCTAATAGTTTTTTAAATTCTTCAAAATTAAAAGCTGGACTAATGTCCGTTGCAAACTCATCAAAGTTAGATTTAGTTAATATACCAAGAAATGATTCACATCCCTTAACTTTTGTATTATGCCCAATACAATTCAAACTAATTCCTACTTCTTTTGACAAACTTTTACAAAGTTCTGCAGTTTTTTTTAACTGTATTTTAGTGTAAGGTTGCCAAAAAAAATAATCTCTCCACTTTCTGTCTACAATATTTCCTTTATAAATATTACCAATCCAGTTAATGTAATGATTTTTAAGTGGTACTTTTTCTAACCAACCAAGATTTTCTAAACTTATGACTATAGATTTTGCGTTTACTCTTTCATTATTTGAGTATTTTCCATTTTTCATGTTGTCTATAACATGAATTATTTTACCTTCTCTATCTACAAAATAGTGTGGTAGTTTAGTAGGCCTACCACCAAATCTATACTTGATAGAAACCATATGATCAATCAAATTCCTTGATGTGTGGGTTAGTAAAATTTGTGACTTTTCATTCTCCTCTTTGAAGTGTGAGTGGTTTAGTTTCTCAATGACCTCCATAATTTATTTTTTATACTTCAAAACTTTTCTTTCCATTTCCTCAAGTTTTTTTTCAATTATTTTTCCTTCCATTAAAGATCCATTCTCATCATAAACTTGACCCTTTTCGTCAACATAATATTTGTAAGGTACTTCAACAAAAACTTCAACTAATTTTTCAACAGGAACCTCTCTAACCAACTCAACAATTCTGTCTACTGGTACTTCTTTAACTACCTCAACAATTTTTTCAACCTCAACAATTTTTTCAACCTCAACAATTCTTTCAATAATTTCAGGTTCGACTTGGGGGGTGACTTGGGGGGTATCATGTATGGTATGGTGTGTCAAATAACTTTCAGGAATCTCCACTTCGTCTTGGAATAGATTCTCCTCATATTCGGGTTTAATTTCGTCTTCTTCTTTTTTTCTAAAGTTTTTAAACGCTTGGTTTGTGGAAATTACTAACGCAATCGCCAATGGGTCAAAAACAAACACTAAAGTTAATATAAAAAAGTTTGCGGTCTTTTTAACATCCCAACCTGTAATCTCACTTAAATATTTTATCGCTCCTAACTCACCAGATTCAATTTCTACGGATGTAAGGTCCAACACTTCTATATCTAATCTTGTAATACTATCATTAAGTGATTCAATTTTTTTAGAAATACCATCTCTATTTTCTTGAGCAACTTTTAACTGAGACTCAAAAGCTTTTCTATTACCCCCATTTGCTCTTGTAATGACTTGTCCTGTTGTTTTATCAATTGATTGGGTAGTTGTGTTAGTTGAAAGTGCGTTTCTTAGATTGGTAATGTCTTTATCTAAAATACCTTTTTCGTTTTGATACTCAGTCTTTATTTCTTCAAATCTATTTTTCTTAACTTCAATATTTTCAATTACTTTATTGTTTATTTCAAGTCCCGCAATGTTTTTTTGAAATCCTGTAGAAAGAAGTCCGTAAATACCAATTGAAGTGAGAAAAGAAAGTGTTACAAGAGCAATCGTGAGATAGATCTTAAGTACTCTATATGTTTCCTTCCATTTGTTGTGAAGGTATGTTGCAATAGCAATTTTTGATATTTCCAAAAATGATCCCATTATAATAACGGGGATTGCAACTGCAGAGAAGATGATTGATAAACCAACAACGCTATAATACGCTGCTGTTCCTGATAGTCCTATTGCACAAAACAACAAAAACCAAGGTAAAAATTTTTTATTCATTGATTTAGTTTATTAGATAAATATTAAAGTAACTGAATTAAGGAAAAATATAAACCCTATAAAACAATAAAACCCCCACTGGTACCGGTGGGGGAGTGTAATTTCATCTTACCATATAGATAAGATTGTGGATTTTCACCCTGAGAACCTCGTGTCTCATTCCGCCGAGTTGTATGGGTAATCTCGGTTCAACCCAGTGCTATAAATAGTCAAACAATTCTGAAGAATCATTTCTTAACCTACGAAGAGCTTTTTCTTTAATCTGACGAACACGCTCTTTTGTTAAACCAAAGTCAGAACCAATATCTTCCAATGTTCGTGGTGTTCCTGTTAGTCCAAAATAATCACCAACAATTGCTCTTTCACGATCATCTAAAACATCTAATAACCCAAAAAGTTTTTGTTTTAACATGTCTTTGGTGTTAAATACTGCGTCAGGAAGTTCGGCATCTTTGTTTTCAATCATGTCTAATAATGTGTCTCCATCTTCATTGATGTACATATCAAGATCAATAATTGAAGGTAATGTAGAAAATTTATCTTCTAACTTTTTGCCTGATTGTTCAACTTCTTTTTTTGCTCTTTGTAAATCTTGAACAACATTTACCGGTAGTCGAATTGTTCTTGAATTATCATTTAATGATTGGATGATAGATTGTTTTATCCACCACACACCGTATGAAATGAAACGGAGGTCTTTATTCCAATCAAAGTGTTTAATTGCTTTCATAAGACCTAAATTACCTTCAGCGATCAAATCTGACAAATCAAGCCCTTGATTTTGATATTGTTTTGCAACTGTAATAACAAAACGAAGGTTTCCTTGAATTAATTCTTGTTCAATCCTTTGTCTTTCATAAAGTGGGGTATTGTCTGACTTCATTTTTTTTGCCAGTTCTTTTTCTCTCTCTGCTGTCATTACCTTAATTCTTCTAATGTCTTTAAGGTAGTGAGAAATTTCTTCTTGATTAATTGGCGCTCCTGTGTTTTTGTCTTTCATATGTATATAATTATAGTGATTTTGAATATTCGTCTAACTTTTGCTTTTCTAATTCTGTTAATGATCCCATACCTTGATCACCAATTTTATCTAACAGTTCATCAATTGTTAAGTTACAAACATCAGGTCTTTTTAAATTAAAAATTAGATCCGCGATATCCATAAATGATTCATTAAATTTTAGATTATTTGTTCTTAATTTTGGTGGTGTTGGTGTGTGTTTTTTCTTAATAGTCTTCTTTAACGAAAGAAGGTAATCTAAGTTGTCTTTATCAAGATTTGATGCTGAATTTCTTGGTTTTGGTATTAAAAAATACTCAAAACAATTCAAGTCATTTACGATAATGTCTATCCATCCCGCCATTTCATCAATGGGTAACCCTGACGTAAAATGAAATATTGCGTGTCTATCCCCAAAGACAAACTTAACTTCTTTAGAAGTCATTTGATCGGCAATTGATCCTCCAATTTCGTTTGTTTTCTCTTCTGAGTTTTCTACGGTGTTGTCGTAATATACAAAAAGTAAGTAATTCATATGTGTTTTTAATTTTTTTACAAATATAGTGTTAAAATATAATTAACTACAAAACTTTTGATTTATTATTTTCTTTTTTAATCTTAACGATAGTATCCGACCATTGACTAATCATTGGATTATGACTAATAAGGAACACTTTATCAAAATATTCTTTAATTTTTTGGAAGAACTCAGATACCATTTCTAAGTTATCATTACTGATTTTACCAAAGACCTCATCAAACACAACAATATTTGGTTTTGGCAAAGTACATACCTTACTAAGTACCGATCGTAATGCCAATGATGCGATTGTTCTTTCATATCCTGATCCTGAAACCATTAATTTTTCAATACCAGTACTATTATCAATCATTAAAAATTCAACATCATTTTTGTCATTTATATTAATCACTAATTTAAAGTAACAACTATCTTCCATCAATCTTTGTAGTTCAGAGTTAATCAAAGGCATCATTGTTTTCATAATGATTTTTGACAATCCATTTTTACCAAAGGCCTCCATATAAATTTTGTAAATTCTTTCCTTCTCTTCTTCCTCTTTGATTTTGATAATCATTTTTTTATTGTTATCAATCTTTTCATTATACGAAGAGATTGAAACTTGGTTACCAGAAATTAAAGAATTTATTCTTGTTTTTTCTCTTTCAAGTTCTTCAAGTCTTAAATCGGCTTTAATTAACTGACCATCAATCTTTTGGTTTTCTTGGATCTTATCTTGAATCTCTTCCCACCTCTTAATTTTATCTTTTAAAGCATTTATTTTCAAATCACAACTTTCAACCAATATCTCGTACTTTTCTTTAACAAGTTTGTTTTTTTCGTATTCGTCAAACTCTTTTTTCAACTGAACAAAACTTTGTTCTTTGCGGGATAAATCCTGCATAAATGTTGTTTTTGTGGTTTTTTGCACGATAAGTCCATCTAATTCTGCAATTTTTGCATTTGTGATTGTTGCGTTCATTAACTCAATTCCACAGTGCTCACACTTAATACCACCCTCAACTTCAGATTTCAACTTATTAATTGCTGCAATTTCAGTATCAATCTGAACTACATTCTTATAAAACTCGTTGTATTGATCTTTAGCCTCATCATGTTTATCCTCATGGTAAAACTCACTTGGTTCAACCACTTTTAGTTCTTTTATTTTGGAAATATAACCTTTCTTATCAAAATCAATTACATTAATTTCCTCTTGTGTTTTAGTAGGATTCAATCTACTAATTTCTTGATCTATGTTGGTATGTTTTTGTTTCAACATATCATCACGATAAGACTTACCTTTTACTATTGCGTCTTCAACATTTGATAAATCTTTTTTACTCTCATAAATTTGAGTTTTTAGTGTTTGAATTGATGTTTCGTGAGTTGTTATGTCGTCTTTTAGTTTTTCAGATGAATATATGTTTGACAACTTTTGTTTTGAGAACTCAGAATAAATTTCTTTTGACGCCTCTTCTTTTTTCTTCAGAAACTCAAGACCCATAAAACGAGATAACACCTGACCCCTTGCGGTTGGTTTTGATTCCAATAATTCTTCAAGGTTAGATCCTGTGGTTAAGATTGTCATTAAGAAATCTTCTTTTGTTCCAATTGAGGTTTTAATAAACGCTTCGGTTTCTCTTCTTTGTTCGCCAGTGAAGTTCAGTAATGTTCCGTCAGATAATTTTTTAAAAAAGTCCAATTCGGTTTTAACATTCCATTCATTTTTTTTGGATAACTTTCTTTCAATGTTTCTAACAATTACATAGTCTTCACCATCAATTGTTATTTCACCTTTTACATGTACTTTGTCTTTATCTGTAAATCGATTAAATATTTCTTCCGCCTTTGTTGTTTTTGTGGTTTCATTAAAGAATAAGAACATTAGGAGGTCAACGGTTAACACTGTTTTCCCCCCAAAGTTTGGTGGATCAGATTCAACCACAACAATTCCGTTTAATTTATCAAAATCTAACTTTTGATTTTCACCATATGATAGAAAGTTTGAGAATTCAATGTTTCTAATATACCACTTTTTGAATTGTGATTGGTTTTCTTCATCACCAGCCATTTTATTTTCAACCATTTTATTGATTGATAACACATCATCTGTTTTGTCTTTATATCCTTTAGACTCAATAAAGTTTTTTAAAAGATCCAACTGATAATTCACATCACTGATGTTAACTGAAACATCAATAGATTGCATATCTTCATTTTGAGTAGTTTTTGCCTTTGTTAAAACATTTACATTCGTTGTGTTATATTTTTTTGAAAAGTAATGTTTAACACTTTTAATCTTATCTTGTGTAAAGTTTTCAGGCAAATCTTCCCAAACAACTTGTATAATTGGGTTTTCGTATAAAGAGAAGTCCAAATCTTTTATCATGATTTTGTAATTAAATAATTTTGGTGGGTTGAACAAGTCCATTCATTATTTTTGTTCTTCTTCTGTTTCTTCAAATTCTTTATTAATTTTTGCAGATTCGTCCTCATTAGGTGTGAATTTAAACGCATGGTCAATAACTCTATCTTCAACAATCTCCATATTTAAATCTTGATCACCAACCTGAGCTTTAATCTCTTCTTCTTTCATTTTATCAATCTGTTGTTGAAGTAATAAATCAAAGGCTTTTTGCATTCCTGATTTTTGTTCTTTTACTTTTGCATTTCTTTTTGCAACTTTTGCTCTGTGTTCTTTTGCCGATTTTCCCATTTTATAAATTATTAATTATTATTACTTGGTCTATTTTCTTCAAACCATTCTATTATACCATTTATTGCCCATACAGCTCCTGCTGATGTAATACCATCAAAAAACCAAGAGTAGGTTAGTGGTGTGTTAAATATATGATTTGTTGGTGAGAATATCAATAAAGATAATACAAATCCACCCCATGTTGAAAAACAAAGTGGACAATTAATTAGTCCTGATAGGAAATTACCTAAAAAGTTAAAAGGCAATTGTTTATTATCTCCCCATCTTTTTAAAAAATCTCTTAATCCTTGAAAAATTGATCCGTAGACCATAATGTTCATTAACCCATAACTCATTATGAACC